TGCTGCTACTAAACCAGGCATGAATTGGTCTGTTTATGGTCAGGTTCTGTGCAATGTTCCTGCTCCTGAGTTGGTTGAGCAGGGATACATTCTTCCTCCTAAAGTTGTAGTCAAGCAATTGCCTATGATCAAAGGTCGCAAGGTGATGTTTGCTGATGATTGTGACAATCTGATTGAAACTATCGATGACAACAACATTGACAAGACTTTGATCTGTGCTCGCACAACAAAGCAAATCATCAATCTCCTCACTCATTCAGATTTCTGCCTACAACTTGCTGAACGTGGTTATTCTTGGATGACGATTACATCGAAGACCGGTGCAATCATCGACGGCAAGAAAGTCAATCGCGATGTATTCTTTGACACTCTGAATACTTGGGGTAAGGACAAGACCAAGAAATTTGTTGTTCTTCACCACTCTATCCTGTCTGAAGGTATCAACGTCAGTGGACTTGAGGCTGTCATCTTCATGAGAAACATGGACTACATTGGCATCAGTCAGTCTATCGGTCGTGTGATCCGTCTGGGTGGAAGTGAGAAGACATTTGGTTTAGTTTGTATTCCAACTTATGATCGAGTTGGTATCAGCACTGCCAAGAAAGTTCAGGCAGTTGTTGATGTTGTGTTCAATCAAGGTCAACCCGCTATTAGTGAGATCCGTCGCTAATTTATCATATGAAACTAATACAACAAAAGAGCGACATTCTAGACCCTAAACCTGTAGAGCAGGGGTTCATTGTTGGAAAATATGGTGATCCTATGATGTATGCAGCAGTTCCCGTTAGTGGCAGTACTACACAATTAGCAGTCGTTCATCAAGCAAATGTTCTCAAAGTCTGTCGCAATCGTCAGTCTGCTATTAACTTCATAGATAGGCATCGGAAGAAAAAATCTGTTGCTAAACTGCCAATATGAAAAAAGTAGAGTCTGAAAAAAAAAAAACGTTGATCCTTGCTCAAATGCAAGTAGATAGATTGACTGAACTACTTGAAGATAATGAATATAAAACATTTTTATATCAACATCTCATTCCTATCAAATATGAGTTGCAAAGACAACTCTTCAACTTGACCGACACCTAACTTTATACTAAAATCAAGGAGTAATTCACACAAACTGATGACCAAGTATCTTTACGTTGTTGAGCACTTTGTTCCTTTTCCGCAGTCTGAATATGGTGGGTTATGGAATGTAGTTGCAGAACATGATGATGAATGTTTTGACTTAATTGTAAATAGTGATGATGGTTTCAATCAACCACACTACAATCGCCTTCGTGAGAATGTCATGAAAGCACCAACTTATGTTCTGGCAGAAGATCTTGACTCCTGTATTGTTGAAGAGTTTACTACCTGATGATTGAATTGCCCCCTGATTTTCCTCACAAATCTCCTAAAGGTTTTTCTTATGAAGTTACAGAGCATCGAAAAAATATGCTTGCTATTTGGATTATCAACCATGGCATGTTCACTTATACTGACACACCACCCCGGTCAATCTGGGGTTTCTACAGTAGAACAAAGAAGTGCTATCATGCGCCTATTAACTCCACCAAGCACGGAAATAAGGTAGACGTTTCTGATACTCGTCCATATACTGCAATGCAACTTAACCTAAATCCCTTGGAAGCAGCATTTTTCTCATGAAGTATATTCCTCAAGTTGATGACTATGTTCGATGGAAGACAGAGCACGTAAACGTTGAGGGTTGGGTGTATTTTTATGACGAAATGTATATCACAATTGAAACTGGTATCAAACCAAAACCTAATTGCCAATATACAAAGAACGAAAAACACAAATATATTCACACACTTCTACTTTGCTATCCAACACAATGGGATCAATTAGAATATGTTCATACGAGGAAGAATAAGTATGCTGAAACTTTGGAGGATATGGAAGTATTCATTAGGGAGTTTTAGTGATGACAAAACAAAACCTTATGACAATTATGTTGCTATCATTCGCAGCATCATATTTGTCAGTCTGCTCACTACTAATATGGTTATTGTTTCTGGAGTCATGAGACACTGGAACAATACTGGCACAAATGTATATGTTTGTGCTGATAAACCTAATGGTGGTTATTGGTGTACCAAACGAAATTAATCTGATTTATATGAATGAAAAACATCAAAATGGTTTCCCTTGGAGATTAGAGACTGACACTACTGTGTGTCATTTTGAATGTAAAGAGCACTTGCAAAAATACCTCGATAGATATAAACTAAAAGCACGACAATATAAGATCAGTAACAAAGATGGAGAACCCTTTGAGTCCCGTAAAAAACACAAGAAAAATGTGGAATCGTCAACTGGAAACAGTAGTAACAGAGGTTCAAGTTCAAGTAAAAGACGAACCACCCGCTTGGATACCCCTAGAAACACTTCTGGCGTTTCAAAGTCTAAACGAAAAAAGAAGTAATTAAAGTTACTCACCTCTAAAGTGTTTCAATAGTGTGACCTGCGGCATTCGCCCCACTAAACCAATCACCAGAGTGGTCTTCTGGTTTCCTTTCTTTCTTTATCATGGGAACTCGCTCAAGAATTGGTATTCAACTTTCAGATGAGTCTATTCTTTCTGTTTATCATCATTGGGACGGTTATCCAGAATGGTTGGGTCGTATTCTAAACACACATTACACCACTAAAGATAAAGTATCAGAACTAATTGATGGTGGTGATATGTCTACTTGCTGGACAAATGAGTGTTGGACTGGTAAAGAACTTGCTCCTTATGTGAGAGAGATTAAAGAAACCAAAGAATATGGTCCCCAATACTATTCACAACGCGGTGAAGATTGTCCCCCACGTCTTGATAAAGATATGGAAGAGTTTTTCTCTGAAGGTGAAGAATACTCCTACATTTTCCGCAATGATAACTGGTTTGCTTATGATATGCACCAGTTTGAAGATATGGTAGCACCAGAACCTGTGGAAATCCCTGACGGCATTCTTGCCTGTTGATTATTACTCACCTTCAAACTGTTTTATTATTGTAAGCACAGCACTTATGGACTGGTTCGACGACATTCAAGTTGAAGAAATGGAAAACTTTGACTTTGTTTCTGAAGATATTGAAGACCTTGTTGAAAAACAAAAGGACTTCAATATGAAAGAATATCTTAACGGCAACATCGACTACTAAAACCACAACCACACAAAACAATGACTGAAACTGTAAACGTTCTCCCACATCTTCAAGAACTCCGCGAAACTTGGAGGCGTCAAGATTTCCGATATACTAAAGATCAACAGAAACAGTATGATATGCTAATTGAAGCACGTCGTGAAAGAGTAAAATACTTTTATGAAGCGGATCTGGTAGCAAAACCAGGCGAGAGACTTAATAAAAAAGAAGAGCAACAGGAAGAGCAAGACGATTGAAAAAGTAGGACAGTTGAAGAGGTGTCCCCGAACTCTTGACTTTCGGGGACAATAAATATATAATATCGATAAGTCAAGACTACCAATGAAAAGTTTTTCTCAATTTATTGCGGAAGTTTATGACAAAGACGTGATGGGTTCATCTCAGATTAAAAAGTCTGGAGAAGGTGGACGTATTGGTGCAGATAGAAGAAAATCTGAACCAGAAAAACGGAGAATGGTAGCTGTTGGCGGCGGCAAAATGGTTCCTGCTAAATCATATAAAGATAGAAAAGATATTGGAACACAGAGACAAGTAAGCACTCGTCAAGAACAACCAACAAAAGAAAGAGGTAGTGCTGAAGTTAAACAATCGTATGCTGATAAAGTAAAAGCAGAAAGGAAAAAAGCAGCACAAGCAAGAGCAGCAGCAAGAGCATCTGGTGGTACTGAAGCAGCATCAAAAGCGTCAAAGACATCATCTAGAGAAGCAGAAAAGGTAGCAACTAAACTTCTGACGACTAAAAAGAAAGAAGAGAAGAAAACTGAATCAAAACCACGTCGTAATTGGAAAACCGATGATGGTGGTGGTATGACTCGAAAAGAAAGAGATGCTGCTAAAAATAAAGAGAAGGGTGCCGCACTGAAAGCAAGAAAAGCAGAACTTATTAAGGACTTCACTGAGAAGAATGGTCGTGCTCCTAAAGGTGTAGAACGTACAAAACTTGTTGGGTTGGCGCATAAATCTATAAAAGCAGGTGTTTAATTATTACTCACCTTTAAAGTGTTCTACTAATAAGAACGCCATCAGACATTCCTAGAATCGTTTCTAACACCATCTAATCAATGGTGTGGTATGATTTACCTATTGAACAACCTTTTATTATGAACATCTATTTGATTGCATCTGAAGATCACAAAGTGTTTGGTGTGGGACAAACTGAACGCACGTTTGAAGAGCGACATAAAGATGGAGATTGGGCAAAGTTTCACAACTATTTGAAAGCAAGAGGAGAAAAACTTGTTTTACTTGGTTGGTGGGAAGGTTCCGCTTATCTTGATACTGAGATTCATGAATATCTAAAGAAACTTCCTAACATCTGCAAATATGCAGAGTGGTTCTCACACAAGACCACGCTGGATATTATCAAAAACATTATTGCAGAAAAGTTCTTTACAGCAACTCCTGAGAAAAAAGATCCCCTTATACTTGAAAAGTATCAGAAAGAATTTGTTGCTAAGGCACAGGCAGATTATCTGGAATTCTTGTTGTTTGCTAAGTGTCGTGCAGGTAAATCTATCATGACACTTTCACACATTGTTGATAAGGGATTCAAAGCAACTTTGGTTGTATCTCGTTATACTTCCCCTATGCAATCTTGGAAGGACGATAGCAAGAACTTCAGCGACTTTGATAACCTTGTCTTCATTGACATCAAAGACAAAGACTATAAAAAACAGATAGAGTATTGGTATAATACAGATAAGCAACTTATTCTGTGGTCTACTGTTCAAGGTCAGCGTCAAACTTTGAATCTGCCGATTGATATTGATCTGCTTGTTTATGATGAAGCAGATCATGGATATAATACCGATCAGTGGAACAAACTGCGCGAGGCAACTAATTGCCCCGTGTTGTATGTGACTGGCACTGCATACAAAATGGTATGGGATTTCCCAGATTCCAATCGTTTCATTTACTCCTATTTTGAAGAGCAACTTGAGAAGAAGTTGGGACTGAATGATCGCCCCTCGATGAATATCATCCTTGCCAAGTATGAATCTGCTCAGTATCAGGCAGTCTATGGAGATGACCCCGATGCTATGAAGAATCTCTTCAATGTTGATGAGGAAGGTAACTTCATGGAACCTGCACTTGTCCAGGAGTTTGTAAGTAGAATGTTTGTTGGGGAACGCCATGTTCATTGCAACAATCGTCTTCTAAAAGATGCAACCCATCTTTATATTACTCTGTCATCCGTAAAAGCATGTGATGCATTTGCAGAGTATATGAAGGGCACACGATTTGCTCCTCTAGTTGCACATGGCAGTGCTAAAGTTGATTCCGATATGATCAACAAGCATATCGATGAGAATGTTGCTTCCTGCATTATTACCCAAAGTGCTAACGTTCGCGGAGTAACTGCGAAGAAGATTGATACCATTATCAATTGTAAAGAGGGTAAGAGTATTGAATTCTGGACACAATTTGCATTCAGGGGAGGATCTGGCACACATGATTGGCAGGTGATTGATTTTTGCCCGCAACGTTGTCTTGAATCTCTTCGGCAAACTTATGCAGCTGCATGTGAATCTAATCCAGAACTTACTCAGTACACTTACACTGACTTCGCTGCTATTTTTGAGTGGAATGAAGAGTTTGCCACTCTTAATCAGGATCAGGTTGTTGCAGTTCTCGCTGCTGATGTAGGTAACACAATCAATTTGGTCTCTGGTATTGCAGATCGCCTGAATTTCAAGAACTTGGAGAACATTGAGTTTGATGTAAATCTTGAAGCAAGTTATGGCAATGTTGTTAAGTCCGTCCTTTTGAATGATAACAACGCTAATGGCAAAACTAACAAGAAGAAGGAGAATCAATCGGAGAAGTCTGAGAAGTCTATGCTTTATTCCAAGAAAGAAACTATCAAGGCAATCCTAGAACGTGTGCCCTTGGTTATCTACCACTGTCTTAAGTGTGGAGAGCAAGTCAACTCAATCTATACCGTAATTGAGTCTGAGAATTACATTCATGATACTATGGATTGTGAGGAGATTGTTCGTCAATTAATCAACGAGGATGTTATCAATCCAAAAACATTGAGTCACACTATTACTCAAGCAGCGGACGATATTCGACACTCTATGAGCGAAGATGAGTGTAAGACACTTCATAAACTGTCATGCTCAGGTAAGACTCAGCAGCAACTTAGTGTAGAATTGTTTGACGAACTGTTCATCTGATGAAACTTCTTATCACTGGAGACCCTTCAGGTTTGCATTCTTTGTGTGCAATCAAGCACCAAGGATATGCTCCCGAAGATATTATTGTGTGGGAAGATGATCCCAGACACATTTATGCAATTAAGCAGATTGATGATAGAATAAATGTAATTACTGACCGCAAATCTCTTGAATATATGCACTTTACTCATACCATTGGTAATCCACCTTATCTAAAAAACATCCACCTTGAGTTCTTACTCATGGCACTTAATAATTCGGACAATGTGAGTTTAATTCATCCTGCTGGTTGGTTGTATCGTACCACAAAAGATATTGAGAAACAGGTAAAGAATGCTCTAAAAGGTAGAGTCAAGAAGTTGAAGTTCTTCAATGGAAATTATGTCTTTGCTCCTGCACAATTTGCAGCACCGTTGGTTATCACTTATGCTGCAAAAAATCACGTTGGGCCTATTGAAGTTGAGTATGATTTCACTGGCAATAAGTATTATATTGACAGTCTAGACGATCTCCCTAGTGGATATTGGGAACCAACAGAAAAGCATTGGGATATTGTCAACAATATCAAAGAACTTGCTATTTCTAGTAATGTTTATCAGCATGTTGCTAAGTTGGAAGATCGTGCAACAGATTGCACACTGAAGGCACCTGAAATTTGTGGAGATGGTAGAGCAAAAGATAAGACTAAGACTTGTAAAGATGACTTCTGGACATTCTTCTATGAAAGAAGTGATCTGTATGGTTACAAGAAAGGAGCACGTTGTTTTCTTCTGAATAGTTCTGAAGAGAGAGCAAATATGGTCTCTTATCTAAAGACTAAGTTTGCAAGGTTTGCTCTGTCTATCAACAAAGTTTCCCAACATTTGTATATTAAAAGATACCTTGACTGTGTACCTATGCCGCCATTGAATCAACAATGGGACGACGATTCTGTATTTGACTATTACAACATTTCACAAGAAGACAGAGAATACATCAACAACTTTATTCCAAATTTTTATGTTTAGAAAAGACGATACTTCTAAAAAGAATCAGCACAACTCTACTACAGGGTCGGACATTGAAAGGACCGATGATAGAATTGATGAGACAGGTGAAGTATTCACTCCTGCTGAACTTTGTGTTGAAATGGTATCAGAGATCTCTAAATCTACGCTAAAAGATCCTAAGTCTACTTTTCTTGATAATTCTGCGGGGTCAGGGAACTTCCTATTGGCACTGCAAACAGAATTATTGAAGTATCATGACTTAACACATATCAATGATAATATGCTGTTTGCAGTAGAACTTATGGAAGATAATCATGCTGAGTTGTGTAAAAGAATTGGTGTTCCAGTTGATCACCCTCACTACGTTTGTACTAATGCACTAGAATATGATTATGGATTTGGTGAACCTGTAGGAGTGGAATCTTTCTTCAGTTAAAGTTACTCACCATCAAAGTGTATCTGTAGTGTAAGCACATGATTCTTTTATGACTCGTCCCACCGTGATTATGGAACGTGAGGACTATGATGCTACCTTTGATCTTTTGTTCTTAGACATCAAAGCACGTCTCCGTATTCATAATTACGAAATTAAAAAACTAGGAGAGGATCTTTCCTTTCTGTTTAATGTTATCATCGACAAAGCATATTATTCTGTTATTGATCAGTGATATTATGAGGAGGGTATTGCCACCCTCCTTTTTTATGCTCATGTAAAAATTACTCACCTCTAAACTGTTTCAGTAGTATGAAGAACACCCACCTACAACACCCTGAAGATTCTATCTTGACTGGAGATCTTTCGGTTCTTGATTGGTTTTCTGAACCTGATAGTTTCATCAGCACTAAAATGGATGGTGCTCCTGCTATTGTTTGGGGTACAGATCCTGCAACCAATACATTTTTTGTTGGCACTAAATCTGTTTTCAACAAAGTAAAAATCAAAATCAATCATTCTCATGAAGAAATTGACAAAAACCATCAGGGTAAAGTTGCGCGTATTCTTCATGCTTGCTTTGATTGTTTGCCTCGCACAGATTCTATCTTTCAAGGTGATTTTATTGGTTATGGTGGTAGCCTTACTTATCGTCCCAACACGATCACTTACATCTTTCCTGAAATAATTGCAGAAGATATTATCATTGCACCCCATACAATCTATGTGGCAGATGATGACCTTCGTAATGCAGTTTCATCACCTATGATACTTTGTCCCAAAAGTACCTATAAATGTTTCTTTGTAAAACCAGAAGTTTCATTGAACCCTTATCGTGAAGATTTGAAAGACGTTTGTAATTTTGCCAAACAAATGGCAACCTTATGTCATGGTTCTTTTTTGAATGATAAAACTGCTGCAAAGGTCAAAAAACATATCAATGATTGTATCCGTGCTGAGAATGACATTGACGAAAATGAAATTGCAGAAAAATTCGATATTGATATTAATGTGATGCGATTGTGGAAGTTGGTTGCAACTATCAAGGACGATTTGTTCTGGTTCACCAATGAAACCGATGACATTACTTGTATGATTGGTGATACTTATAGTCTGCATGAAGGTTATGTTATCAGCAATCAATATGGCATCTTCAAGGTTGTTGACCGTAAAGAGTTCAGTCGTGCGAATTTTTTGATGGCAAAAACATGGTAAATTAAAGTTACTCACCTTCAAACTGTCCTTATAGTATAAGCATCCAAACATTATGACCACCACATTCACAGACTACGTTGCCCAAAAAGATGCTCAGAACACCATTCAATTGAATGTCACTAAGTATGCTCTGATGCTGTGTGATGCTCTTCAGCAAAGTCATCAACGTTCACATCCTAATGGTAAGAACTATTCTTATGCACTCATCTCTGGTCGTAAGTATCACAAAGTGATGCAATGTGTCAATGGTGAGACTGAATCAGTTCATGCCTTCATTGATAAGAAGACTGGTGAAGTTTACAAAGCAGCATCATACAAAGCACCTGCTAAAGGTGTTCGTTTCAATCTGCTAATCATCCAAGAGCGTGAGTTTATGTTGGAGAATTGTGATTGGGCAGGTGGTTATCTTTATCGTAATTCATACTATCAGGGTGCTTGATTATGGATTATACTAAAGAGCAACTAATTGATGCACTTGTTCGTGAATGGGAGTATCTTTGTCATGATGATTATGACCCTGATGATGACACACCAGAGGAATATCGTTTGAAGATGGAAGAACTTACAATCGAACAATTGATTGAAGAAACATCAACTGGCGAAGGTTACACACTTGACGAATTTATAGAGAATTGGGTATGAATGTATCTTGTGATCGATGGGTTGTTTCATGGAAACGTGAAAAGAAAAGTGGTTTCATTTCAACTCAGAAAGTTGTAGTTTATGGAATCGAAAATGTTGAACATGTCATCAAAACAATGGTTCCAACAGATGAATGGAGTGTAACACCAGCATGAAAAACACTATGAGGATTAGTTATGATTTACGACATTAGAGTACATCCTAAAGTTGGTCAAACTGATATGTTTCAGCAATATGTTGAAACAGTGGAAGCAGCGACGGCATATGATGCAATTTGTATGGTGCAACGTAGAAACCCCGGTTGTATAGTACAATGCGAGAGATCTTATAATAAACCATGTGAAAGTTCTACTCTTAGTGATATAGGAAATGCCATGGGTTGGGTTATATTGCTAGGGTTTATTTTCATGCTTTGGTTACTTATTCAGTATTGGTATGTTGTTATACCTATCTCTGTTTTCGTAGTTATTGCTATGATAATGGAAAAGTTTAAGGATTAAAAGTTACTCACCTCTAAACTGTCATAGTTGTATGAGCAAGACTAAAATGATGACAATCACCGAACGCAATCAAAAACTTTATGATCTTCGTCAACAACTTGATAAGAAGCGTATGGAGTTAGCATGGATTGAAACTGAAATTATGGCAGTTAATTCACAATATGATCGTGAGAATCGTGAGACACCATTATTTGATGAAATGTTTGGAGGTTGATTAACATATAAGATTCTAATTTTATTCTTCATGACTATTTCTAATTCAATGAAAACAATCACACTGAAGCGTAGCGAATGGGAATGTTACATTGATACTCCTGATGATGTTATTGATAAGGTGAATAGTTTCTTCACTCTACTTCTTGCTGATAATGATGATGCAATCAATGCTCAAAGTGTAATGTATCGTTATCTACAAGCACATCAAGAATGGGGTTTTTGTGATAGTGAGTGCAATGAAGTTGTAACTCAAACTATCAACAAGTATTATGGCACAAAATTAGATCGTTGGGCATGTTTAGCATTTTGAAAGTTACTCACCTCGAAAGTGTCCTTATAGTGTAAGAACCATTCAACGTTATGCAAGTCACCAACAGCACCACGATCGTTGATTACTTCCCCGAGGCATTCATTGCTGAAGCTGATGAAGTCAAAGGAATGAAAGTGACTGTTCGTCGTTTCATTCGTCGCGTTACTTTCCGTGTTAATGGTATGAAATCATACAGCACAATTCTTGCTATCGAAGCAAAGTATGATTGGCATTCTCGTATTGCTAACGGTTCTGAGGTGACTGGTTACAATACTGACAAGATGCCTCGCGAAGAATATTCTCCGATGGCATGTTGTGGTTGATTAGTTTCATTTACTGAAGCGACTAACTAACATTTACTCACCTTATTCATTCAAATCATGAACTACACTCTCAAGCAACTTCAAGACCGAGTATCATCGATGATCAAAGAACAGGGAGAAGATGCAGAGTGTGCCGCATGGATTTATACCAAGGAAGATATTCATATGAAGGATGAAAATGGTGAGTTTGATTATGATAGTGAGGTAAATGATCCTGCATTGATTGCACGTATCTTTGATGATGTAGGAAACAACGATTACATCTATCAGGTGATTCAAGAGAGTGTAGATGAGATTACAGAAGAGAATCTAATGTCTTATCAACAAGAATTAGTATAAGATTAAAAGTTACTCACCTCGAAAGTGTCTTAGTAGTATGAAGAACACTAATCAACAGATCAGACCAATCAGCGGACAAATCGCTTATGATCCTGCGTTTTTATCTGCACTTGAAGGTTTACAATCGTTTGTATTAGATACCGGTGCTGATTTAGATATGGCATACGATTGGGTTGCTGATCAATCAAACATGAATTCATTTGTGCATGATTTAATGGCATTTGATATGTTTTATGATGTATATTCTGAAGCAACAAATGCTTGATCTGTTTAACGACTCTCTCACACAACTTTCTAATCTTTCTATCTACAAACCTATGACTACTTCTAATCCTTATGTAAACACTCTTATTGAAATGGGTTATGACAAACAAGACTGTGAAGTTACTTCTACTATGTTTCAAAAGAAAACTTTCCCTTGTGTAATCTATGGTAGACAGTTTGACACTGAAGAGCAATACTTAGAAGAGTTACACGAGTTCATGAATGGCATGTGATTTAGGTTAGATTAAAGTTACTCACCTTTAAAGTGTCATAGTAGTGTGAGGGGCACAGGACACCTAATCACCACTCCTAAGCGAGTCAGTTGGCAACTCTACTGCTGGTGATAAACTCACACCAATCTTTTTCTAAAACTTTTAAATCATGCGTAAAATCGAAACCGAAATGTGTCAAGCAATCCAGTCAAATCTTGATTGGAAATCTGGTAACACTCAAGTCATTACTATTGAGGGTGTAAGTTTCGTTTATCTTCATGGCAATCAAATTGCAACTATTGATGATGATTCGATGACAATCTTCGATGGTGGTTATCAATCAACAACAACAAAGAGCAGACTGAATGCACTTTGTGATGAGTTTTGTGTTGCTGGAGAGGGAGTATTTCAAAAGAATTACAAATGGTTTGTAAGAAAGTTTGTAGGAATGGCAGGACAAAGTAAAGTCTATAATGTCGATGATTTCTCTAATGGTTACATCTTTGCCTAGTCATTAAGTAACACTCACTCACACTTTTTAAAATGATGACTCTCAATCAAATCGATCAACTGAAGAATGCTTATGCAGAGATGATTGTAGAAGGAATGGATATGAAATCTTTGATTACTTTTGCTGTTGAAAGTATTGAACAAAACCTTAAAGATTATGACTTGAATGATATAAAAGAAGAGATTATTGATTGCTATGGAGAAGATGTTCTATCTGATATGTTATCCTCTTAAGTAACACTCTCTGGGCACGTTAGCATTGCATCGGTAAGTCCCAGATCAATAACTAGGCAGCACAGTATTCAGCGTAAGACCTAGAACAAACACACCCTATCTAACACTTTCAAATGTCTAATTCTGATCTCCTTGCTGCTCTCGAATCTGCTGAGAATGGTAACGATATTCTTCTCATTCTGGAGGCAATTGAGGCACTATACTGATTAGATAGTAAAACAACTGAATATTACATAAAGGGGGTAAAATCACCCCTTTTATGCTATTATACATAAAGATTATGCTTTTTTTATTAATTAAATGTTATTTTAAATGTATATGAGTTCTCCACACCCTTGTGGAAATAGTACTTATAATGTGTGTATAAAGGTGTATTTCTGTGGAAAAGTGTGTGTTTAAATGTCTCATAGTCCTTGCACTTATGATCAATTAAATGTCTTCAGTCCTTGTGATCTTAGCGAGCACTCTATCACAACCGCGCAGAAATGTCAAGCACCCGCACATAAGTTTTTTGGGGACTTGACACTCAAAAAACATAAGCATTCCTCATAAATAACGGTTATGAGGTTGACATATAGCCACGCTCATTCTACACTATTAAAGTCTTCACACCACTCGGAGAAACATGCCTGCTATCTATCAACAAGCACAGAAGCAACGTTATCGAATCACCTTGAATATTGAGGCACTGGGAGATTTTGATCCCAACAATATCAACTGGGAAAGGTTGTTCGAACTTGAAGGTTCTGAGAGGTGTGATGCTTATGTGGAAAGTTTAAGTACTCCAGACAAATGGTGATTGCATAAGAATTAAAGTTACTCACCTTTAAAGTGTCCTTATAGTGTAAGCAGCAAACCGCCCCAATGAATTCAGTCACTCAATTGACTCACATCATTGACAATCTGCAAGATAGTGGCAAAACAGTTACTATCAAGAAACTCAAGACTCGCGGACCCCGTAAGGGAGAAACCTGGTCTAAGTTGCCGATGGGGATGGTTGCAGGTCGCGCATTGGGTACAGTTAAGACGGGAGATTCTACCACCAAAGCAACAACAACAGGCGGGGGTCGTGAACAAACAATGACCCCAGTCTGCGGTATTGGTAAAGAGATGGTAGCAAATCTTTCACAGGTTAAGCGTCGTTACGCTGCACAGATTAAGGCAGACCGTAAGGCAGCTGCACTAGATCGTCGTTGATACTTAAGGGGGGTACTTATTCCCCTTTTAAGTTACTCACCTCTAAAGTGTCCTAATAGCGTAATCACTCAATTCACTCATGACAGTCTCCACATTCCAGACAGACCTCACCGATGCCACCTATAACGGTTGGACGAATTACGAGACCTGGAACGTTGCCCTCTGGATCGGAAACGATGAGGGTCTTTATGACCTGGCGCGTTTGGCAGGTAGTTATGAGAATTTCGTAGATGCTCTCGAGGGTTGTTCCTTCAACGACGTAACGACGCCTGACGGTGTTAACTACAGAGACCCTAAAGTTAACATCGTCGAGATCAATTCTGATTGCTACTTCGGTGTCTAATAGTGCGAGTTGAGTGATACTTAGTGGGGGCACAGTTGTTGACACATTGCCCCCTTATTTGCTATAATGGCAGTATGCGTATTCGGCAGTTATTGTGCCCTTATGTGTTAACGGGCGGGGCGCGTAACGGGGGCGTTATAAAAATCGCATAAGTCCCTAACCTACAGAGGTGACAAATCGACCTCTCTATATCACATTCAAAAAAAAAATTCCGGCGAATATAAAAACGCTGCAGAGGTTCGCTATATAAGAAAAAATTTTCCCCATAAAAAATCTATGAAAAAGGAAAAAATATACCACATCTACGCAAAGGAAGAATGTATATACAATAATCTTACAGAGAATGAGTTTAAGAATATATGGATATCATTAAAGGGTATGGTAGGTCTTATGAAGACTGACTATACAGAAGAAGATATTAGTTATGAAGTATGTGAAGTTAACCGAACATCAACAGTAGACACTAGTCATTGACAACGGATAGATAACACAGTATAATTGAATTGAGTTTTTTAAGACTTATGGCAAAAGGATTTACAGTAAAGGCAGCAGCACCGAAGAAGAAGGAAGAAGAGTGGGATATTGCTGCTATTAAAGAAAGGATGCGAGGTAAGCAGATTGTATTTTGTTTACCTGGACGTGGGTGTTCATTTGTATTTTTGAAGAACTTTGTACAACTGTGCTTTGATATGGTACAGAATGGTATGGGTATTCAGATTAGTCAAGATTATTCATCCATGGTAAACTTTGCACGTTGTAAGGTACTTGGAGCAAATGTACTACGTGGTCCGAATCAAATTCCATGGGATGGTAAGTTGAATTATGATTATCAGTTATGGATTGATAGTGATATTGTATTTGACACTAATAAGTTTTGGCAGTTGTGTGATTTAGCATTAAACGCTGAAGGTGAGGAGAAAGAAATTGTTGGTGGATGGTATGCAACAGAAGATGGACATACGACATCTGTTGCACATTGGTTAGAAGAAGATGATTTCCGTAAGAATGGTGGAGTTATGAACCATGAGACTGTGGATTCAATTCAGAAGCGGCGTAAGCCATTCACTGTAGATTACACAGGTTTTGGATGGGTGCTCATTAAGAAGGGAGTCTTTGAGAATCTTGAGTATCCTTGGTTTGCACCGAAGATGCAAGTCTTTGAGTCTGGTGCAGTACAAGACATGTGTGGAGAAGATGTCTCATTCTGTCTTGATGCAATTGAAAAGGGATTTGATATTTGGTGCGATCCGCGGATTCGCGTTGGTCACGAAAAAACTCGTGTTATCTAATCATGTATAATATCTTATGTAATGGACGTAAGATACATCAGAATCTGAGTGCTGAAAAATGTGCTGAGATTCTCGACGAATATGCTCAGAAGTATTATAATACTACTGATGAAAACAACAACCCAAACCAATTTGAAATTGAGGTAATTGACTCATGGCAATGATGAAAAACGGTAATTATGTTCCCGGAAAACCCAAAAAAACTCGTCAAGGTAGTTCACAAAATACATTACTTTCTGCGTCCTCTCGTAATAAAGCAAAGAAGCGTTATCGCGGGCAAGGTAAATAAGAATAGCGAAAGCAGTTATGAATGTCTTGTTTAATCACTAACTTACCATCTGTTGAAGTGTGGGTAAGAAAAGAATATCTCACTGACCATCAAAGTGGTCATGGTGAATTTGTAAAAGGCGTTTGGGTATCGTGTAAATCGATTCCTGGACGTGCTTTTTATTTTGAAACATATTTACCAGAGTATGCTGCAATGTATGATAAGTTACCTATTAGTGCCTTTGTAACCGATCCTGAGACACCTTCACCTGATATGAATCTACCCAACTTACAATTCTGGAATTGTATGGACTATGGTGTAGTTAATATTGATAAGAAGTTCATCGGTAGTATGGACTTTGAGGTTTATACTAGGGACTATGGTAATGTAAAAGGCACTTATGTATGTACTATTGACAATTATCATCACGATCCAGATTATGTTGACTATGCTACAAGCGAAAATCCTGCCGAACATAAGTCTCATAACCTAATTGAACTTGAAAATGGACAATATGCACTCTATCCAAACAATAGAATGCGTATCTATGATAACAGTCTGACCCCTGTTGAACCAAAAATGCCTGATTTTAAGGTTTCTACCCAATATTATCAGGTTGAGAATGGTTTTGACCGTCTTGGAATGGGTCGGGAGGACGAATATTTTTGGAAAACTTCAAAAGAACGTCAAAATTTAGAAAAAAACACTGATGAGGAGCAAAATGGGTAATTCTAGAGTTGATAGAGATCAAGATTTCATGAAAAATGAGTATGGAACTGAAGAATTAATCACCGATTATGGAAATGCCTATGATCGATGGACGGTGAAGAAAGAAAAAGATCTAAAAGAGGTAGATTATGAAGAAATTGATGACAAAACTTTCCTACAAGACTGATAAATAAAGATACGTTTATACTTGTATTATGCCTGTCCAACGGGTAAGTAAAGGTTTTAAGGATATTGGGAGTGCTTTTCAAGTAAATCCACTGTCCAATGATCTTCTTGCAATCAAAAATGAGACTGCAATCGCAAGATCAGTAAGAAATCTGGTATTTACCCTTCCAGGAGAAAGATTTTTTAATGAAGACCTTGGTTCTAGAGTATCAAGATCGCTATTTGAAAACATTGATGGCATTTCTGCATCTCTAATCGAGGATGAAATTAGAAATACTATTAATAATTTTGAACCAAGGGTTGAATTGATTAATGTAGTCGTGGCACCAAACTACGACAACAATGAATTTAATGTGACGATTAGTTATAATATTGTAGGGGTTGATGCCTTACAGCAACAGTTATCATTCGCATTACAGCAGACACGATAATGCCATTAGTTAATTTCACAAATCTAGACTTTGATCAGATAAAAACATCTATTAAGAGTTATCTTCGATCAAACTCAAACTTTACTGACTATGATTTTGAAGGTTCTAACCTTTCATCGATAGTTGATGTATTAGCCTACAATACATATATTTCCTCATATAATGCTAACATGGTTAGCAATGAGGTTTTTATTGATAGTGCAACATTAAGAGAGAATGTTGTTTCATTAGCACGTAATATTGGATATGTACCAAGATCAAGAACAGCATCAAGATCTTTAATTACCTTTTCTGTTGATACTACAGACTTCACTACCAATCCAACCGCAATCACCCTTAAGAAGGGTATAGTTGCTTCTACAAGCGCGTTTGGAGGAGATAGTTATACATTTGCCATACCAGAAGATATCACTGTTCCTGTGGTCAATAAGACGGCAACTTTCGATAGTATTCAAATATTTGAAGGAGAATTTTTAGTTGATAACTTTACTGTAGAACCAGAAAATCCTGCACCACCACAGAAATATATTTTAAACAATTCTAATATTGATACTTCTACTTTAAGTGTTTTAGTTAGAAGTACAGAGTCAAGTACAACGAGTAGAAAGTTTTTATTATCAGATAGTCTCTTTGATATTACTGCAGATTCAAGAGTTTACTTTATTCAAGAGATTGAAGATCAAAGATATGAATTAATTTTTGGCGATGGTATTTTTGGTGAGAAACTTGAAGAGTTAAATTATATTGAAGTTTCATATATTAGAACATCAGGTGAAGAAGCAAATGGAATGTCAAACTTTAGTTTCACTGGAATACTTGCAGATAATAATGGCGTCTCTGTTGCGGATGGCATTTCATTAATTACTACTATTAGTGCATCTGAAAGTGGAAAAGAAATTGAATCTGTTGATTCTGTTAAAAATTATGCAACTAGAATTTATGCATCACAAAACAGAGCAGTCACTGCTGCAGATTATGAAGCATTAATTCCAAAAATTTATCCAGAGACGCAATCTGTTTCTGTATTTGGCGGAGAAGACTTATCACCTCCACAATATGGAAAGGTTTTCATTACAATCAAACCATACTTTGGTCCATTCTTACCTAACTCGATTAAAGATAATTTAAAAAATATTTTAAGAAGATATAGTGTCGCTGGTATTGTTCCAGAAATACTAGACCTTAAGTATTTGTATGTTGAAGTTGATTCTTCTATCTACTACAACCAAAATCTAGCACCAGGACCAGACTTTGTTAAGTCTATTGTTTCTACTAATGTTGATAATTACTCCAACTCAATTGAACTGAACAAGTACGGTGCAAGGTTTAAGTATAGTAGATTCCAGAACATTATTGATAATAGTCATGAATCTATTACATCAAACATTACTAAAGTACAAATCAGAAGAGACTTAAGAGCAAAATTAAATCGTATAGCAAACTACGAAATTTGTTTTGGAAATGAGTTCTATATAAAGAGACTTGACGGATATAATATTAAAACCTCTGGATTTAGAGTGTTTGGAATTGATGATGTTGTATATCTTGGTGACACTCCGAATGATAATCAATCCACTGGAGAAGTGTTTTTATTCAAACTTGAATCTCCAACTCAACCAGCGATTGTGAGAAGATCTGTAGGAACGATTAATTATGAAAAGGGAGAAATATTATTAGATAATATTAATATTGTTTCAACTTCTAAAACGATGCAGAGACAACCAGTTATTGAAATCTCTGCTTGTCCAAAGTCTAATGATGTGATTGGATTGCAAGATCTATATCTTCAGTTAGACACTAGCAATAGTGTGTTAAATATGTTAAGCGATGAAGTTTCTTCTGGCGCAGATCCATCAGGAACTACGTATATAACGACCTCAAGCTACACAAACGGAAATTTAGTACGTTCATAAGAAATGATAGAAACTAGAATCAAGATTAGTGCAATCGTTGCAAATCAACTTCCTGAGTTTGTAAGAGAAGAATTTCCTCTTGTAAGTGAGTTTTTATCACAATATTACCTTTCTTTAGAGGGTCAAGGTTCAACTTTAGATATTCTACAGAATATCGATCAGTATGTAAAGGTAGATAATTTAACAAACATTGTTGATTCAACGACCTTGGGTGCTGATGTATCTTTTATTGATGATACAATTACCGTTAAATCAACTTATGGATTTCCAAAGTCCTATGGATTGATTAAGATTGGTTCTGAAATTATTACATATACTGGAATTACTTCCACCACGTTTACTGGATGTATTCGTGGATTTAGTGGTGTCACTTCATACCAAGGATCGAATACTCCTGATGAGTTAGTATTTGAAGATACCGATATTGATCAACACATATCTGGAAGCACTGTAACTAATTTAAGTGTACTTTTCTTAAAGCAGTTCTTCACTAAAGTTAAAAAGCAAATAACTCCAGGATTTGAAAATAGAGAGTTATATACTGGTCTCGATGAAAGAATTTTTCTCAAGCAATCTAACGACTTTTATACTTCAAAGGGTGCAGACCAATCTTTTGAAATTTTATTCAGAGCACTTTATGGTGAAGATGTAGAAGTCATCAAACCGAGAGACTATCTTTTTATTCCTTCGGATGCAGAATATAGAGTTTCTAGAGACCTTGTTGTAGAATTATTAGAAGGTAGTGCAGATGATTTAGAAAATAGAACTCTTTTCCAGGATGAAACTAGTGAATATCCTGCTGCAAATGGTTCTATTAATAAAGTTGAGGAAATTTTAAGAGACGGCAAAACATATTATGTCATAAGTTTAGATTTTGATTATGACAAAGATATTGATGTTGAAGGTTCTATCTTTGGAAAGTTCTCTATTCATGCAACTACTAAAGTAATTACGAAAACATTGGTAGGAGACACTACTATTGATGTAGATTCTACTGTTGGATTTCCTTCATCAGGAACTTTAATTCTTAATTACTCTGATACCGATGTTATTGAGATTGAATATAAGTCAAAATCATTAACTCAATTTTATGAGTGTAGTGGAATATCTCGTGATATTGAACCAAAGCAGAATGTGAGAGTTGATGCATTTGCATATGTATTAACAGATCCGAATGATAAAGATTCAAAAGTTAAAGTTAGAGTTACTGGAGTTATCTCTGACTTAGATTTTTACGCGAATCCTTATTATTATCAACCAGGAGACGTAATACAAAATAAAAATTTAGGTATTACTTTAAGTTCTTCTTTTGGAAATGATTGGTTCTTTAACGTTGCAACAAAGTATACTGTAGATTCGGCATCAGTTGTAGATAATGTAAACTTTAAATACATAATCAACACCACTGATGAGCATGGATTTTCTATTGGCAATTCTGCAAATATAATTTTTAATGATGGAACTACAAAGGAAACAAATGTCATTTCCATCTTAAACAAAAATAGTATTATTGTTGGTGGCCAAGGACAAATTCAACCACAAACAGTACAAAATATTCAGAAACTAATATCAAAGTCTGACTCTAGCGTATATCCAACTTCTGACATTTACTCCACAAACGTTCAGAATGTTTACTCTGATAAGGAATCTTTATATATTACATCTTCATCTATCCCAAGTTATCTGAATGAACCCCTTGATATCACTGATAGATCTATAAAGTTCTCTGGAACATTTAATGGTTTAGATATTACATTTGCAAACCACGGATTTCAAACTGGAGATTCAGTAACCTATATTCCAGAAAGTTCTACTAATACTCTTAATATAGATGAAGGAGTATATTTCGTCAAAAGAATTGATAATAGTACTATTAGATTGTCTAATAGCAGAGCAAATATTAGTAGTGGCATTTATATAACTCTTATTGGAACGGTGACCAATAGTATCTTAAGATACACTGATTTTGCTTATCAAGAGTTAGAAACTCAAAAACTTATTAGAAAAATTCAAGATCCGGTAACTGATAGTGTAGAGCATACAACACTTCCAGGAACTACGGGTATTCTTGTTAATGGCGTAGAGATTTTAAACTATAAGTCTAGAGACTCTGTTTTCTACGGTGCAATTCAGACTGTCGATATCCTTTCAAACGGTGAGGATTATGATATAGTCAATCCACCCATTCTACAGACCACAGGAGACGTAGGAGCAGGTCTTTCTGCTTTCTGTGGCATAGAAGGTTCTTTGGATGGAATTAACATTATAGACCCTGGTTTTGATTATGTTTCAAATCCTATAGTTACAATTAGTGGCGGAAGTGGTAAAGGTGCGGTTGCAAAACCAATTCTTAAGTCTATTTCACATTCAGTTAGTTTTAACTCTATTCAAGATGCTGGATTAGTTAATTTAACAAACAACACTATTAAATTCTCATCATTTCACAAATTTAGAGATGGTGAGTTAGTAATCTACAAAACTGATGGACAGACTGCAGTTGGTGGATTGTCTACAGATGCACAATATTATGCATCTGTTCAGGATGCATATACCGTAAATCTTCATAAGAATTATGATGATGCAATTTCTGTGTCGAACATAATTGATCTTACTGGGTACGGCGCAGGAAATCATTCTTTCAGATGTGCAAATCAGAAGAGTATTATTTCTTCTATTTCAGTAGTTAATCCAGGTAGTGGATATAAGAATAGAAAAACCACAGCAACATCTGTTGGTGTTGATACTTCATCTAATATAATCACATTAAAGTCTCATGGTTATAGAAGTGGCGAGTTAATTAGGTATACTTCGGGAACTACTGCAATTGGTGGACTTACTGATGGATCTTATTATGTAACTAATATTGATAATAATAGTGTAAGACTTTCTCAAGTTGGTGTTGGTTCAACTGCACCAGAATTTTACTATGCAAATGCAGAGTACATTAATTTTACTTCTTCTGGATCTGGAACACAATCTTTCAACTACCCTTCAATTACAGTAGAAGTAAAAGGTGAGATTGGAGTATCTACTCTCACTGGACAAAACTTCAACGCAGAGATTCAACCTATCTTTAGGGGAGAAGTTAAGTCTGTATTTGTTGAAGATGGTGGTGTTGGTTATGGTTCTTCTGAAATCTTAAATTACAATAAGCAACCAACCTTCAGTTTGGATAGTGGTTCTGGTGCTCAACTAAAAGCAATTATCAATGATGGAAAGATTACTCAAGTATTGATCTTTAATTCTGGTAGTTCATATAATGCTCCTCCAACTTTAGAAGTAAGTGGAACTGGAAATGGTGCAATTCTTACTCCTGTAATTTCCGGTGGAGTTATAACGGAAGTTAAAGTAATTGCTGGTGGCAGAGCATACTTAGAAAAAGATACTACAATTGAGGTAATTAGTGCTGGAAAGAATGCACAGTTTGGATTTAATCCAAAAGTATGGAATATTAATATTTTTGATAGACTTATTTCCAATAATAAACTATCTGAAGATGATGGCGTAATCTTTGAGGGAGCAAATTCTTCTTATGGACTTCAATATACTCACATATATTCGCCAAGAAAACTGAGAAGATCTATTTTAGGAACCAAGATTGTAAACGGTCAAGAAACATTTATCACTGACCTTAGACTTCAGAATGGAAAAGAAATATTATCAGACACTCACTCTCCAATTATTGGATATGCATATGATGGCAATCCAATCTATGGACCTTATGGATACAGTACGATAACTGGAGGAACTCCAAAACTACTAAAATCTGGATATACATTATCACCATCTACTGATAGACCAAATCCATTAGACTCCAATGGTAATGTAATCTATGTTGACGGATTCTTCATTAATGATTATGTTTATGATGGTTCTGGGGACCTTGATGAATATAATGGAAGATTTTGCAAGACTCCAGAATTTCCTAACGGTGTTTATGCGTATTTTACTACAATCAATACAAATGCTATAGAGTCTAGTGGACAGTTTAAGAATTATAGAAAACCAGAGTTCCCATATTTTATTGGAGACAAATATAAGTCATCTCCTATCCCATACAACTATGATAGCAAGTCAAACCAAGATGATATCAATTTAAATGAAACCAATCTGTCTAGAAATACTACTCCATATGGTGTATTGAATCCAAATACTGAGTATGATTTTGTTGTTGATTCCAATAAAATTCAAAAGCAGAATATTATTGTAGAAAACACTACAAAGGGTAAGGTTTTATTTGTTGGCATCAACAGTGGTGGTCAGAATTACCAAGTAAATGATAAAGTCATATTTGATAATCAAAATACCGGTGGATATGACGCAAATGCAGTGGTGTCTCAAATAACTGGACAGAGAATCAATAATATAAGTATTGCAAAGTCTACTATATCAAATGTAGAGTTTTTCCCATCGACCAGTCAAGCTGGTTTTATTGGTTTTGCAACTGCACCTCATGGATTATCCAACTTTGATAAAATATCTTTGTCTGGTGTATCGACATCATCAACTAATATTGAAGATAGATTTTTCCTGGTAGGAATTCATACAGAGTCATTAAATCTTGCTCTAGATGTTGAATCTACTTCTTCTACAGGAATAGTGACATACTTTAATGTAACTGGTGATCTTTCATTCCCAAGATTTAGAGAAAATGATGTTCTGGGAATTGGTACAGAAAAAGTTAGAATTTTAAATGTAGATAAGTTATCATCTAGAATACGTGTTGAAAGAGCATATGATGGAACTGTTAGTTCTGCACATACTGCTTCTTCATTATTAGAAGAAAACCCAAGAAAGTTAATAACGGGCATTTACTTAGTTGACAATAAATCAAAGTTTGATTATAGCAGAGAATTATATTTCGATCCACAAGAAACCGTTGGCGTAGGAACGGTTGCTGGAGTTGGAATTGGTTCAACTTTAGTTTTTGCTAATCCTGGCGCTGGAATCTCAAATATTAACATTCCAACTAAAGCATTTTATCTTCCAGACCACAAATTAACAACTGGAGATACTTTAACATATTTTAATAATAGCGGAAACTCTATCGGTGTATCCACTGATGGTATTGATATCTTCAGTCTTACAAATGGTCAGACAGTATATGCAGGAAAAATATCTAATGATCTGATTGGAATTGCAACTGCGAAAATTGGTATTGGTACAACTGGTTCTTTTGTTGGTATCAACAGTTCAGTTTATGTTAATACATTATTCTTCACTGGTATTGGAACTGGAGAGAAGCATAGTTTAAAAACAAATCCAGAGAATATCTTAACTGCTACTGTTAATAAGATCAGTGCAACCGTAACCACCGGTTCAACTCATGGTCTTCAATTTAATGATTATGTGTCTTTAAATGTCCTTCCAGGTATTACAACTACTATTTCTGTGGCATATAACGATTATCACAGAAGACTCGTAATTGATCCTAGAAGTTTTACTGCTTCTGATGTTGATACTGCAACTGATATTATAACAATTGCAAATCACAATTTATCTAGAGGGCAGAAAGTAATTCATACTGCTACAACTCCCGCTACAGGTCTTACAGACAATGAAATCTACTATGTTTTTGTTGTAAGCAAT